AAGACACCTATGTGTTCAAGAACGTCACCACCGGCGACGTCATCCGGAAAATCGCTGCCGATTTCAAGCTGAAAGTCGGTCGAATCGACGATACCGGCTACCGGATCCCGTCTATGGTCGAAGACGGACAAACTCTGCTCGACATCATCGAGAAGGCAAACACGCTCACCATGTCGGCCACGGGGCGGTTTTTCGTGTTCTTCGACGACTTCGGCGCCCTGTCGCTCCGGGACGTGCGGACATTTGAAGCCGGTTTTTACGTCGGCGACGGCAGCCTGATGACCGGGTTCGAGCATTCCCGGGACATTGATTCGGACACGTACAACCGGATCAAGCTGTACCGGGACAACCAGAAGACTGGCAAGCGCGAGGTTTATATGGTGCAGGACAGCGCCAACATTGCCCGGTGGGGCGTGCTCCAGCTGTACGAGGCCGTGGATGAGGAGATGAACGCTGCTCAGATCAATGAGCTTTTGAACCGACTGGCTGCGCTCAAGAACAGGGAGCAGCGCACGCTGAAGCTGGAGGCCATCGGCGACATCCGGGTGCGCGCTGGCATGTACCTGCCGGTCGTCATCGAGGCGCTTAACATCAACCAGCCGATGATGGTGGACGAGGTGACACACCGGTTCGATGGCGCCGATCACACGATGTCCATCACGTTGAAGGTGATCTGATATGCTGAACGCAATTCGCCAGGCCGCTCTGACGGCCGTGGAAGCCGCCGCTCCGGTGGCCGTGATGTTTGGGACGGTGGTCCGTGACAATCCGCTCGAGGTGAACGTTGATCAGAGGTTCACGCTCGACGCGGATTTTTTGATTGTGCCCGAGTCCCTGACCCGGCTGGAGATCAACCTGCGGCACGCGCACACCGCACCCAGCGGTACGACCGAAGATGCGCTGACGGAGCCGGTCGTCATCCGCCCCGGTCTGCAGGCCGGTGACCGGGTGGCGCTGCTCCGGGTCCAGGGTGGCCAGAAATACTTGATCCTGGATAAGGTGGTGGGCGGATGATTCCCACGGGCGGAAGCATCAACACGCAGAACACGGAAGCGGCTGCGCAGCCGTCTCGCACCTGGCGACTGGATTTTGGGCGCGGCCGCGCGGTGGGAACGATTGACGGACTGGATGCGGTCCGGCAGGCGGTGACTAAGATCCTGCAGACGGAACGGTTCCGGCACATGATTTATGACGCCGACTACGGCGTGGAGCTTGCCAACCTGGTCGGACGCGATCCGGTATTCGTCCAGTCCGAGCTGCGCCGGCGGATCACGGAAGCGCTCACGCAAGACGACCGGATCGACAGCGTCACGGATTTTCAGATCGACATCGTCGGGGATACAGCTACGGTCCGGTTTACTGTTGTGTCGTCGTTCGGTTCATTCAGGGAGGAGGTGACGGCGCGTGTATGAGCATCAGACCTTCGAGACGATCCTGCAGCGAATGCTGGCTCGAGTGCCGAATGACATCGACAAGTGGCCCGGCGGCGTGATCTATGATGCGCTGGCGCCGGCAGCCGCCGAGCTTGCACAGCTGTATGCGGAGCTGGACATCAATCTCAATTTGTCCTTCGCAGACACAGCCAGCGGAGAATATCTGAGCCGGCGCGCAGCCGAGTTCGGCGTGATCCGACGCCCGGCCACCAAAGCGCGCCGGCAAGGGCTGTTCTATGGCGCTGATGACACGCCTATGGACGTATCGATCGGTAGCCGGTTTTCGATTGATGGCGTGAACTACGCCGCCATCTCCCGGATCGCCGCCGGCGTCTACACGCTGGAATGTGAGACGGCCGGCACGGTCGGGAATCAGCACTTCGGCGCGCTGCTACCGATCACGTTCGTGCCGGGCCTCTCCCGGGCGGAGCTCGGCGCGGTGCTTGTTCCCGGGGAGGATGAGGAAGACGACGAGTCGCTCCGGCAGCGCTACTATGCGGCCATTAATGAGCCGGCGTTCGGCGGGAATGTCGCCGACTATAAGCAAAAGATCGGCGTCATGGAGGGCGTTGGCGGCGTGAAGGTGTTTCCGGTCTGGCAGGGCGGCGGGACGGTGAAATGCACGATCATCGCGTCCGACTGGAGCGCGCCTTCGCAGCAGTTGGTGGACGAGGTGCAGAACGCGATCGATCCGCCGGCCAACAGCGGGCAGGGGTACGGTTTGGCGCCGATCGGCCACCACGTGACGATTGCCGGCGTGCTGCCTGTCACGATCGATGTGGCCACAACGGTGACGCTGGCGGATGGCGTGACGGTTGGTCAGATACAGGGGCCGATCGAAGAAGTTATTGATGCGTACTTGCTCGGACTTCGCAGAGCCTGGGTGAACGAGCCACAGCTCGTTGTCCGCATATCGCAGATCGAGGCGGCCATCCTGACCGTGCCGGGCGTTGTCGACGTTACCGGGACGACTCTGAACGGCTCGGCAGCGAATGTGACGCTGGACGCGGAGGAGATCCCGGTGCTCGGGACGGTGGTCATCAATGAGTGATCGGATTCTCCAATACCTTCCCGGCTTCTACCGCGAGATCGAGGATTTCGTCGAGCTCGACAAGACGGAGAGTGCCGAGCTGGATGCAATGGAGTCCGCGGTCCAGCAAATGCTCAATGACCAGTTCGTGATGACGGCCAGCGCCGCCGGCATCAAGCGCCGAGAAAAGATGCTCGGCATTCAGGCCAACCCGGCTACCGAATCGCTAGAGTTCCGGCGCGCCCGGATCATCAACCGCTATTCCTTGAAGCCGCCTTTTACGTCGCGGTTTCTGCAGGAGCAGTTGGACCGGCTGGTCGGTCCCGGTCGGACGTTGGTTGAGGTTGATCCGGTGAACTTTTTGCTGACGATTACGGTTGCCATTCAGGACGCCGAGCTGTTCCGTGAGGTCGAACACACCGTCAAGCAGATCAAGCCGGCCAACATCGTGTACCAGCAAAACACGGCACTTAATGACAACATCGAACTCGTTGAGACGGTATCCATGCAACAAGTGACGTGGAATTACGAGCTTGGTTCTTGGCGTCTCGGAGAGGCTACGTTTGCAACCCTGGGACCGGAGGTGCCCGTGAAATGATTGAGTCGACGTTTTTGAATGACGTGGCCAAGTACGTCGACAGCCGCGTTGCCAAAGTGGTGTTGAACGGGACGTACGTCATCACGAATTTCGAGGTGAAGCAAGTAACAAACAACGTGCTGGCGCTGAAGTATCTCATTCCGGTCGCGGATGTGTCACTGGTCACGTCGATCGAGCTGAAAGACGCGGCGGACAACGTGATCAGCTCGCACGATGTCAACATCCCGATCACGGCGGACCATCTCATGATCCAATCGCTCACAGTCAAGGAAGGTGATGAATGATGGCAAAAACGGACTGGCAGATGGGGGATACGGTAAAGCCGGACGACCTGAACCAGATTGGACAGGAGATCAATCAGAACCGGGACAATCTCGCCGCTCACACCGCCGCTACCACTGGCGTCCACGGCGCCACGAGCGCGGCCACGCCGAATACGATCGTTCAGCGGGACCCGGCAGGCCGGTTCAAAGCCGCCGCGCCGGTTGAGGCGGACGACGTAGCGCGGAAGGCGGAAGTGGATGCCCACGCTGCCCGCACCGACAACCCACACGCTGTCACAAAAGCACAAGTCGGTCTCGGCAGCGTGGATAACTACCCGACCGCATCGCAAGCCGAAGCGGAGGCAGGAACGGCCGCGAACAGGTTTATGACGCCACAGCGAACCAAGCAATATGTAGACACTAGACTTCTTAATGACTTAAAATTTCGTCTTAATAACGGCTCTCTTGAATTTAATGATGGAACGGGGTGGAAATCGGTGGGTTTCGATCCGCGGTCGATGACGCACCACGAAATCGCGCACTATGTTCTTGGCCAAACCGTACCAGCTGATGGATATATTGATGTCTGGAATGTCAGCGCAAAAGGTGTATTGGCAGAAGTCCAAATTGTCGTGATTTCTACCACAGCCAGTACCAGAAGCCTCGGGGTATCCCTAGTAATAGATGGCGCTGAAAAACAATTTTTCGCGCCGTCTTCCCCCGAAATTGCCGCCGCACAACTCGTGGCTATGGCGGGCTCCAACAATTTCGGTAATGATGCATCTGACGCACGGATTTTCAAATTGAATCATCCTATCCCTTTTAATTCGAGTGTTCGGATCAGGATTCGAAATGTCCACGCCAACCAAGCCGTGACTAATGTTTTCGTGGGTGTGATCGGGGGGTATTACACATGAAAATCGTCGAGGATGGGCTTGTATACGAGGTTATCGACGTTGGGCCGGGCGTCACGGAAAAACGCCTTCTCGGTGGCTTGACCATCGAGCGGGTCGAAGGTGGCGAAAAAGTGACGTACACCTTCGACGCAGATCGCGGTGATTATGTGGAAACCGGACGGGAGCCGTACACTCCGCCGCCTGTTGAACTAGGATTTGACACAATTACCCAACTTCAATTAGCAATTGCTGAGTTAGCTGAGACAATAGAGCAAGATAAAACCGCCATCCATCTTGCTCTTGCTGAGTTAGCTGAATTGATTGCAGGAGGTGAGTGAGTTGGCTCGGATATACTACGAGCTCATCAAGAAGGGTCTGCGCACCATCGACGACGTGCCGCTCCGGTGGCGTGCCGAAGTGCAGGTCATGCTGGATGGGGATACCGCCGAATGAGGCGGTTTTTATTTTGATCGTAAAGGAGTGCAGGGGATGGAATGGGGGGCCATTATTGCGGCCGCGGCAGGCATCAGCGGCATTGTGCTTGGCTGGCTCGGCCGGTCCCGGACCGTGCGACAGGACGGGGCGGCGGACGGAGAGCTGCGTGCCAGCGTGAACTATATCCGGCAGGCGGTGGACGACATGCGCGTGGAAATCCGCCTCATGCGGCAGGACTACGCTGACTTGGTGGAGCGCGTCGCCCGGGTGGAGGAAAGCGCGAAATCTGCACATCGCCGGATTGACCGGCTGGAGGGGAATGAACGATGACCCGCTCCGAATTCATCACCACCGTGGCACCTGTTGCGGTCAAGGTCCGGGTCGACGGCGGCCCGCTGTTCC